TTCAAAGTCGGTGACAAACGTCCTGACGGAGCTGGCCGCAAAAAAGGGCAGCTGAACAGAAGGACCGTGGAGACCATGAGCAAGTTCGAGGAGATCTGCGAGAAGTTCGGAGATCCGCTCGAAGCCATGGCCGAGATGGCTTTTGACATGAACAATGACCAGAACCTACGGTTCCAGGCCATGAAGGAAGTCAGCCAGTACGGTTACGCAAAGCGCCGGCAGATGGAGATCACTGGTGCGAACGGCGAGCCGTTGGAGGTTCGGCTGCAGCTCATTGATCAGATCACCAACGCCATTGAGAAGCTTGGCAAGGGCTGATGGGAGCTTTATCGCAGGCCGAGATCACACAGATTCGAAACATGCTGCCGAGTCTGAATACAGAGGACTTGGCAATGTTGGCTTGGCGGCTGAAGTGGATGAGCCAGGATAGAAGGGAGCAGCTCACGCCTGAGGGCACGTGGCTGACGTGGTTGATCTTGGCGGGACGCGGTTTTGGCAAGACCAGGACCGGGGCTGAGGACATCGCGTGGTACGCAGCAAAGAACCCTGAAACCAGATGCGGTGTGATTGCACCAACGTCATCAGACATTCGTGGCGTTTGCTTTGAGGGCGAGTCTGGGATCATGAGCATCTTGCCACCTGCCATGGTGAAGAAGTACAACAGCAGCTTGGCTGAGATTACGCTGTTCAACGATGCATTGATCAAGGGTTTCTCGGCTGAAGAGCCGTCTCGACTGCGTGGTCCGCAGTTTCACCGCGTCTGGTGCGATGAGCTGGCTGCTTGGCAGTATGACGAGGAAACCTGGGACATGATGCAGTTTGGTCTGCGCCTTGGAGATCACCCACAGGTCGTGGTGACCACAACCCCGAAGCCAAGAGACCTTATTCGGCGGTTGATGAAGGAGGCAGAGTCTGGCAACAAGGTCCACGTAACAAAGGGCAGCACGTATGACAACGCGGATAACCTTGCACAAAGTTTTCTTGAGCAAATTAGACAGTATGAGGGAACGCAGCTCGGAAGACAAGAAATCCACGCAGAGGTCGTCGACCCAGAAGAATCAGGCATCATCAGGCGGAGCTGGTTCAAGCTCTGGTCAAAGGACAAGAAGCTCCCCGAGTTCGAATACATCATCATGAGCCTTGACACGGCATTCAGTGAGGCTACGACGGACCGCAAGACCAAGGATCCTGACTACACTGCGTGCTCGGTTTGGGGATTGTTTCGGCATGAAAAGAAGCCTGCCTTCTTGCTGCTTGATTGCTGGCAAGAGAGGCTCGGGATGCCAGACCTGATTGAACGGGTCAAGAAAGAGTTCGAAGTGCGTTATGGCGGCGAGGACATGAAGCCAACCATAGCACCGACCGTTGGCCCAAAGACCAGCCAGCTAATTGGCAGATCGCCTGACATGCTGCTCATCGAAGACAAGGGCAGCGGCATTAGCCTCAGGCAGATGCTGGCCCGTGAGGATGTCTTAGCCTACCCGTACAATCCAGGCCGTGCAGATAAGCTGCAGCGCCTTCACATGGTCAGCCATCTCTTTGCTTCAGGCTATGTCTGGGTCGTGGAAAGCGAAAAACGGCCAGGCCATCCGAGGACCTGGGCCGATCCATTGATCAGCCAGCTGTGCAGCTTCCATGGCGAAGGCAGCATCAAACACGATGACTTCGTCGATTCTTGCACCCAGGCCCTGAGGCTGATGGCCGACCGCAATAACCTCTCAGTGACACGGAAGCTCGAACCTGTGGCACAATTACCACGAAGAACGGCACGGGTTAACCCGTATGCCGCATAAACGGAGCCGTGCATGGAAGATGAATTAGAGCAACAAGGCGAATCGTTTGAGATTCCTGATGACGCAGACGTCGTTGATACCGATGACGGTGGCGCAATGGTCAGGCTCGATACCAGTCCGCCTTCAGGCGAAAGCGATTGGTTTGCAAACCTGGCTGTTGACATGCCAGAAAACGAGCTGCAGAAGATCGGTTCAGCGCTTTGTGAGCTGATTGAGAAGGACAAGGAAGCACGGAAGCGCCGTGACGAGCAGTATGAAGAGGGTCTGAGGCGCACGGGCCTTGGCGACGATGCACCTGGCGGTGCTCAGTTCCAAGGAGCGAGCAAGGTCGTGCACCCGATGTTGACGCAGGCTTGCGTAGACTTTGCTGCCCGTGTCATGAAAGAGATGATGCCGCCTGATGGTCCTGCCAAAGACAAGGTGATTGGCGAGCCGACCATGGAGAAGGTCGAAAAGGCGCAGCGCATCACAAAATACTTGAACTGGCAGTGCACGGTGCAGATGCCTGAGTTCAGAGCTGAGCTCGAGCAGCTGGCCACACAGTTGCCCCTTGGCGGCGGTCAGTATCTCAAGATCACCTGGGACCCGAGGCGCAAGCGCCCCAACCCAATGTTCGTTGCCATCGATGACGTGTACCTGCCTTATGCAGCCACGAACTTCTACACGGCAGAACGAAAGACGCATGTTCAGTACATCACAGCATTGGAGTACGGTCAGCGTGTTGAGTCTGGTATGTATCGAGACGTCGACCTGGCACCGCCACCTGAAGTGCCGTCTGTCAGCAAGGCAGAGCAGGCCAACGAAAAGATCGAAGGCAAGCAAGGCGATCAGTACAACGCAGACGGTCTCAGGACCATCTTCGAGTGCTACGTGATCTATGACCTCGATTAGGAAACAGGACCAGCCCCGTACGTTATCAGCATCGACAAGATCACTCAGCGAGTGTTGAGTGTCTACCGCAACTGGGAGCAAGACGACGAGGCCAGGGAAGAGATGAGCTGGATCATCGAGTTCCCGTTCGTGCCTTGGCGCGGCGCTTACCCGATTGGCCTAGTGCACATGATTGGCGGGCTGTCAGGGTCTGCCACTGGCGCATTGCGAGCTCTCCTTGATTCAGCCCACATCAACAACTTCCCGGGTCTGCTGAAGCTCAAGGGCGGAAGCTCTGGCGGCCAGACTGAGAGGGTCGATCCGACCGAGGTCGTTGAGATCGAGGGCAGCTTTGGCGCTGACGACATTCGCAAGACCATCATGCCAATGCCGTATAACCCGCCAAGCCCTGTGCTATTTAGCCTGCTTGGCTTCTTGGTCGATGCCGGTCAAAGCGTTGTCAGGACGACATTCGAAGAGCTGTCTGATTCAAACCAGAACGTGCCTGTTGGTACGACCTTGGCAAGGCTTGAGCAGGGCATGGTCGTGTTCAGTGCCATCCATGCAAGGATGCATGACGCCATGCAGCGGGTTTTGCGCCTGTTGTTCCACATCAACAAGATGTACCTCGAGGACCTTGAGGTCGTTGACGAGACAGGCGAGTTGCTGGTAAGACGAGAGGACTTCGAGGGCCCGATGAACGTCGTGCCAGTCTCTGATCCGAACATCTTTAGCCAGACGCAGCGCTTTGCCCAGGTCAGTGCTGTCATGCAGCGAGCTGCTCAGAATCCTGCACTGTATGACCAGCGCAAGGTCGAAGAGATGTTCTTGCAGCAGCTCAAGATACCTGATGGCAAGAACCTGTTGGTTCCAAAGCCAGAGGCTAAGGAGATGAACGCGGTCAACGAGAACCTAGCTGCCACGATGGCCAGGTCAATCGTCGCGTTCCCGGAGCAAGATCACCTTGCTCACTTGCAGGTGCACTTGGACTTCTTGTCAAGCCCGATGTTCGGTGGCAGCCGGGTCATTGGACCCCAGATTCTGCCCATCTTGCTCAACCACATCAAGGAGCACATGAGCCTGTGGTACGCAAACCAGATCTTTGAGACTGCATCGGCAGCAGCCGGCATGGACATCAGTGAGCTCCTGAAGGACGCTACGGTCGAAGAAAAGCAAAGCTTTGACAAGATGCTTGCAGCAGCCAGTCAAACGGTTACTGCAGAAGCAGGTCAGGTCTTCGAGCAGATTCCCCAGGTCATTGAGCAGGCAATCGAGGTCATCAAGCAGCTCAACCCGCCACAGCAGATGCCAGCCGATCCGTCCTTGGAGATTGCCAAGGCAGAAACTCAGCGCAAGATGCAGGCAGACCAGGTCAATGCTCAGATCAAGCAGGCTCAGTTGCAGCAAGACGCGCAGCTCAAACAAGCGCAATTGGAAGCCAGGTTGCAAGAGCTCGAGGCCAAGCTTCGCGAGCGCATGATGGTCGAAGACCGCGAAGACAAGCGCACGGCTGCCGAAATCGAGGCTCGCATCGCCATGAACGAATCTGACAACCAGACGGCAAAGCAGCTCGCTGCTCTTGAAGTTGCCACTGGCGAAAAGATCGGTGTCAGTACAGGCACCGGAATCAACCCCAACCCACGTTAAGGAGTAATTATGGAAGCCATTCCGTTGAAAAAGCAGCTCGCTATGGGCAAGCCCTACCCCAAGTCATTGCCTGGCGAGGGCAAGAAGCTTGTTGACCGGCCCACGAACAAGGGCAAGGAAGACAGTCCAAAGATGGTCAAGATGCCTAAGGGAACCAAGTAATTGCTTGCAAAGATCATCGGCGAGATCAAGGCAGAGCAGACCAGAAGGGCTCTTGAGGCTGTAAGCAAGACGCCAGGCGATGGCAAGGATCCATCGTTTCAATACGGTTTGCGTGTCGGTTTTCATGCCGGGCTAGAAGAAGCCCTGGCGATCATTGACCGAGCCTTGAAGCT